AGGAGTATCTTGAACTACCTGATCTAATTTTTGCCAATGCCGCAAAAATAACGCGGCTTCAGGAGGCTGCATTTTTAGTAAGGCACCTTTAAGATTAGTTGTTATCATTTCTTCATTCTCTTCAATAAGTCCAGGTAATTTTTCAATTACTGCCTTTTTGGCCGCGTCTTTTGCTGCTTGTAGAAAGCTTGCCATTATTTCTATGTCTGAAAGTTTTACCACCCATAGTCATTCTTCTTGCTTTTTTAGTAGATTGAATATCAGATAAGTCTTCACCTCTCTCAATTTTCTGTAGAATTTCTTTAAAATCATCGTTCATCTTTGAAGCATCAACGCAATTTCCAAACCCAATCATTATTACAGTACCTCCCATACCCTTACTATCAATATAGTTAACGATATTATTCATCTTTTCAGTTTTTATATAATCTAACCTTTCGCTTAACCAAGTATCATACCCCTTAGTTGCTATTAATGCCTGAATAGTTGTTGTACCTTCATATTTGTACGTTTTATGAATATTACTTAATACTCTTGTTGTTTGATTAACACCAAAATCCCATCTTGGAAAATTAGTTGCTTTGTTAAGTTTAGTAACTAAAAATGAGTCATCACCTTTTACATAATTACAACATCTATGCGCCCAAGCGTATTCTTTACGCAAAATATCCAATTGCTCAGGAGTATGTTTTCCCTTATCGGCAGCACGATATAGATCTAAGAAGAATATAGCCTGAATAATTGGTAATATATGTTCACATGTTGGTTGAAGACCGTCTATTCTATCATCAAAATCAAATCCGCAAATATAACATCTGTCTTCATTTCTCACCTTTCCAATAGTATTATTACATTGTGCTTCAATACTACCTGGTTCATAAATATCTCTACAGTTCTTACGTAATACCTCTTTCCATACTATTACAGCTGGTGTTGGAAATAATGCTTCCATAAATTTAGATGCCATTCTAGGTTGACACACATCAAGTCCTTTTAGATAAGGATCTAGATCAATATATTCCTTTCCTTGAAACTGTTTACTTACGTCAATATTTGATAGGCGAGCAGAACGTTCTACTCTTTCTTCTTTTTGTTGAACAGCCAATGGTTTAGGAGGTGGAGATTTGTATTCTATCATTTTTGAAGTCAGTGTTCTAGATCTTACCGAACGTTCTGGTTGAACATCTTCGCGTTTGCGTTTTGTGTCTTCTGATGGGCTTATTTCATTAATAACTTCAATTTCTGGAATAATACCATGCAAAGCAAAAATATTTGCATTCTTTTCAACCTGGCCAAAATCACTTTTTTCTAATGCCTCCTTTAAAGTTTCATCAGAAACATCTTGTTTATTTAGGTTTAATATTGTTAGAGCTGCTGCTTCTAATCTATTAATATCTTCTTTTAGTAACAGCAATCCAATAGCAGCATTAATATCTTCTTCATTTAATTCGTTAGTATGGTCTTCATTTAATGACGTTAATGTCATAGCAGCATCAGTACCGGCTTTATTTGATGTACTCATTGATATTTATCGATAGTAAATTATTAATCTTCTTCCTTAACAACACGGCTAAATTCAAAGTCTTTACCAACAAGCGCTCGCTTACGTTGTTCAACAATATAATTCACACAGTTATTTGCGCTAGGAGTAGATGTAGATTGAAAGTATCCATTAATAAGAACTTCAAGTTCCTTCTTAGAAAGGCTCCATGCTTTTGCATATGTTTCAGGACGCTGAATCTTAATACAAGATCCATCATCATCAATTTTGAGCTTATCTACTGAATTAAACTGGGGAAGCTTAATAAGATCACACATCTCCATCTCTACTATTCTTCGAGCCTCACGTTTCTCATATACATTCTTATTGAGAACTCTAATCTCATTATCTACATCACGGTACTGCTTGACACATCGCTTTAGATCATTGATTGCTTCGGTTGACATTTTTATCTGATATAGTTTTTATAGCAAATAACATAATCCGTTTTCAAGATAATGGATGAAGAAGAAGTTGAAAAACTTAGAAAAGTGTATAATGAGGAACACCCATCTGAAATACCTATTAAACCTGGTAATTTAAAGAAAGTTTGGGCAGATATTACCAAACGATTACATGAAAAGTGTTCATCTAAAACAGCTGAGTGTATAGCTGCCCATTTAATTAGAAAGCAAAAAGCTCCTGATAGTTGGACAAGAAATCCAGAAGAATGGTTATCATCATTAGATATTGATGCAGTTGAAAAGGAGTTTATGCGTACATTTGCTAGATACACTTATCTTGGAACAGTGCCAATTGATTTTGATAAGAAGTCTAGTACAGGTAAATGTCTTGTTGATGCCTTATGTTCAGTTAAATTGAAAGACTTGTATGATAATGGAACCAGAAGAGTAGGTATTGTATTTAATACTGATGTAAGTACTGGACCTGGTCAACACTGGTTTGCAGTATTTGCTGATGTAAATCCTAAATATGAATATCCTCGTATGACATATTTTGATTCATACGCAAATAAACCTGAAAAAGAAGTTGTTCGTCTAATGGAACGTTGGAAAGAACAATGGGATAGTACTAAGATACATTCTAAACCAATGGAATTGACATATAATACTACTCATCATCAATACGAAAATTCAGAATGTGGTATGTACTGTCTTTATTACCATTTTTGTTGCCTAGCCGGTGTACCGATGGAGAAAAGAGTTCCAGATGATGTCGTAAGAAGTTTTCGTGGCGTGCTATATAGTATTGGTAAGAAGTAATGGATTGGATAAAACAAAATGTTCCGCCTAGTGTCCAATATGGTATTCTAGCGGTAGGAATTATTGCTCTTGGGTATTTCTTATGGCTTTCATTCACACCGTCAGATACACAGGCTCTTGTAAAAGCTAAACCAATTTTTTCAACATATTCTAAGGTCACTAAACTAGCGCCCCTTGGATGTCCTCAGCCACAACAATATCGTTTATCTGATTTTTATATGGCTTCATCATCATATTCAGTATTCCCTGGATCAGAAGTATACGATTATGTAAGCGATAGTGTATTACCTCTTGCTATTAAAGCAGGTGTTAGATTAGTTGAACTTGATATTTATTCAGATATTCATGATAAACCTGTCGTTGGTCTTAAAAATCAAAAACTAGGTGTAGATTACGCATATAATACGGTTTCATTAGAAGCATGTTGTGTTTCTATTGCTAATAATGCCTTTAATAGTATTAATTCACCTGTATCGTCAGATCCATTTGTATTAAGTTTGGTCTTTCATACTAACAAAACAAAAACAATTAATGCAGCAGCAGAAATATTAAAAACAACATGCCGTTCTCATATGTTAGATTCAACTTATAGCTACCAACGCAAAAATCTAGCAGTAGAACCCATATGTAATCTACAAAGTAAGCTAATTATAGTGTCTGGTGGTGCAATGAAAGGAACACTTATGGAGGAATTAGTTAATATCTCATGGTCAACATCACATCTTCGTAGAATGACATATACACAAGCTTCTCAGCCTCACGACCAAGATGAATTGATTAATTACAATCGTAACAATATTACGATGGTTGTACCAGACATAGGTGAAGACTTAGTTAACAATAATCCTCAAATATTATTCACATTTGGTTGTCAATGGATTATGATGAATTATGGTTCAATTGATACTATGATGGAGCTTTATATCGGAGAGTTCCAGGAGAATAGTATTGTTCTTAAACCGGCTGCACTTCGACCTCTCAAACCCAAGAAATACAAAAAACCAACTATGCCCGATCCAGCTGTATCATTCCAGCCTCTAAGACATACATCTCCAATATATACAGCAACAGTATGATAAAATGTATGCGTTAAAACAAAATGACGAAGTGGTTGTCTCACGTTAAAGCTACGATGAAACAGATGAAGAGTGAAAAGGCATCTATGGGTAAGAAATGGTTTTCACATGTTCTAAAGACGGCCAAGAAATCCTACAAGAAGCACAAGGGTGGTGAGGAAAAAGAAGAGCCATCTGTACCCGATGTACCTGATATGCCTGCGCCTGTTGATGGTGCTGGAAAGAAACGTCGTCGCGGAGGAAAGACCCAACGTCGTCGCAAGTAAGTTAACTATCTACAAAAAAATTGAGTATAAGTAACATATAAAGACAAATGGGTGGTGGTTTATTACAACTAGTTGCCTACGGCGCTCAAGATGCATACCTGTCCGGAAATCCTCAGATCACTTTCTGGAGAGGACTGTTTAAGCGTCACACAAATTTTGCGATGGAGCCGTTTCGTATTAATATGACTGGTCAAGCTGCTTGGGGAACTAAGCATTCTGCTATTCTAGGTCGTCATGCTGATCTAGTATCTTCTGCATACATTGAGGTAGAACTTAAAGATGATAGTGGTACGCTAGTTTATTCAGATAAGGGGCGCTTATCTGCATTTAATTTAATAGAATACGCAGAACTTGATATTGGTGGACAAGTCATTGATCGTCAGTATGGTGAGTTTCTCTTCCTATGGAGTCAACTTGCTCACAACGTTGATGTTCGAGCAAATATGGATCTAATGGCGAAGACACTTGATAGCACAAATGGTACATGCGATAACAATACTGGACGTCCATTTCGCAATAATATCACATATATTCCTCTAATGTTTTTCTTCTGTCGTAATCCAGGTGCTGCTCTACCGCTAATTGCTCTACAGTATCATGAGGTAAAAATCAATATTTTGTGGAATAAGGTTCGTCAAATTTTCACTAGTGGAGTAAGTTCTTCCGGACCTGCACAGGCTAATTTACTTATTGATTATGTATATCTTGATGTAGAAGAGCGCCGTCGTATGGCACAAGAGTCTCACGAATATCTAATTGAACAGACACAGTTTAATGAGGATAAGGGACTAACATCTGCTCAAAATCGTATTGACCTAACATTTAATCATCCTGTAAAGGAGCTCATTTGGGTAACGCAATATTCTTGGAGACGTAATTGTACTATTACTCCTCCCGCTACACTAGCTGTGTCTCCTCTAACATACGATGCTCTAATTCACGATTGTTCTCTCCAGCTAAACGGTCAGGATCGTGTTCCATCCCTACCAGGATCATATTACGCTGCGGTACAGCCTTATCAACACCACAGTGGTCGTGCTCTGGTTGACGGAGAAGTAGTTGAGCCTAATGCAGCATCCACATACGCCCCCGCCCCTGTAACCGATACTCGAAAGATGGCAGGCGGTGTCTATATGTATTCATTTGCAATCAAGCCCGAGGAACACCAACCATCTGGAACATGCAACTTCTCTCGCATTGATACAGCAACACTAGTATTTAGTGTTGATGGTAAGAAAAGGGTTACTAATGAAGATGTATATAATGCAGATATTCGTGTTTATGCTATCAATTACAACATTCTTCGTGTAATGTCTGGCATGGGTGGCCTAGCGTACTCTAACTAAAACCAAATAATTCAACTAAATAATGGACGTGGATAAACTCCTTATAGTCGCTCATCCTGATGATGAGGTATTATGGGGAGGCTTAAATTTATTATTACAATCAGGATGGCTTGTTGTTTGCTCTACGCATGTGAACGATCCTGTACGCTCACGAGAATTTTATAAGTCGATGTCACTTGCTAATGTAACAAAATACGTTATGTATGATGTGAAAGACGAATATACAGAAGACCCTAAAAAAACAGATGAACTTTATGATGGATCATTATTTGAAAAGGGTATTCAGTCTTTATCAACTCATCCTTGGAAATTAGTATTAACTCATAATGTTACAGGTGAATATGGTCATGAACATCATAAGAAGGTTAACCAACTTGTTATGAAATACATGCCATTTGCTAAAACATTTCAAGTTGGAGAAAGATTAAAATCAACTACATTAGAACATAAACGTAATCTTTTACAATACTATGCAGCTACTCAGGCTATTTGTAAGCAATTATATGAGAAAAAAGGTAGTAAATTAAAAGTATTAGAACGTGAACACTTTTTCAATGAAACAATATACGTGACTGTTGAACGCAAAATTCCATCTTTAATCCATCAGATATGGTTTGGTAAGTCTCTTGATAGTACTACTGTAAGATACAATCTAATGAATGGTGTGAAAGATGTTGCTAATAGAAATGGATTTGGTTATAAAGTATGGACTAATGCTGATATGAAAGAAGAGACATTACCAATTACATGGAAATATATGCAATATGCAATTAAAAAGGGAGAAGAATTAGATCAATCCCGATTTGCACAAGTAGCTGATCTTGCTCGTTATGAAATACTTCATCGATTTGGAGGTGTATACCTAGACTCTCTTTTTGAAATTGGTGATGAATTTTGTAACTATATTAAGGAACATTCAAATATAGGAAATGAACTTATAGTTGCTAATGAAGATCCATGTAACATGAAATGTAAAGGTTCTGGTGGTAAAAAGTATATGTCTAATGGTTTTTTTGCTTGTGTTCCTGGATGTTTAATCCTAAAGCGTCTTTTATCAAAAGACAGTTTAGATTCAATTAATTTTGAAAGTGTTTATATTAATCGAACAACTGGTCCTTATTATTTCCGTAGTGGAATGAAAAACGGTGATAAAATTCATATAATTAAAACTGAAAAAATATATCCGTTTATGGTGAATGATTCAGAATATAGAGCAGGTCACCCTAATCAATGTGTTACACAGGAGGATAAATTACTTCATGATTGTTTACATAAAAAGTATCCTAAATCACTAGCTGTGTATCAAAGCGGTTTTGGTGGATCTTGGAGTTGGTGAACCTTCTTCATCTTTTCGAGATAGAGAATAGCATCCATTAACTCTTCCTGCATATGATTAACCCAATCTAAAAATGGCGCATTATTCGCGTCTAGTGTTGTATTATATTTTTTCTGTCCCAATTCAGACCGTTGTTGAAACTTTTCAATAACGGTTTGAACTATTGGATCCATTTATTAGTTTATGTTTGCTGTATTTAGATACCATAATAGAAAATATCGTATGGATCATCTAAAAGATGCTTAACAATATCTTCATAAACAGATATAGGTTTTTTTGAATTTCTAACAATTTTTTTCAGACCTTCTATATCCCATTCAGGATGAAATAGTCCAAGTTTTTTATACAATCTATCAAAGAACGAAAGACCACCATCATAATTATTCTCATGATTGTGATAGAAATAATCAATCATTAGAATATCGTACCATTTCAAATTGTCTTTATCAGTAGTTATTACTAAACTAATTATTTCATCATTTGTATTTTTACGATATTGTTTTGACACATACATCATTTAATGATTATTGTATAATTTATATTACACAAATCCGTTTTACCACTCCATAGCAATATCTGACATTGAAACACCACCTTGTTCTGCATCCTTACGATCTTCGGCTTCTACCCTAGCATTTGCCGCAGC